TCACCTAAAGCAGCAGCTAATTCATTTAAAGTATCTAATGTGCCAGGTGCAGAATCTACTAATCCTGCTACTTCAGTATCTACATAAGTCTTTGTAGCAACAGTAGAATCAATAGCTATGGTAATATTTCCACTTCCAGTAGCATCTATTCCTGTGCCACCAATGATGCTTGATATAGCACCAGTAGCAACTAAATCAATAGCTCCATCGCCATCGTCATCATAGGTAGCAGTAATGTTTGTATGACTACCATTGGTATCAAACATATCGCCGACCACATCTTGTACATATTCAGTAATGGTTTTACTACCAATGTATAATTGAGTAGATATTTTAACTGCATTACTTGCGATCTGCAAATCACTTGCAGTTCCATCTCCATCATACAATGTACGCAATGTTCCATCAATTCCACCAGTTTCCCCAGTGTGAATTAATTGAGCATAGCCCTGATTAACAGGTGTTGGTCCTAAATTTGTATTAGCACTCATTAATCTATATCTAATTCTTTACGTAAATGTTCATCTGTCATTCGTTTAGTACCCCTGCCAATATCGTCTGAAATAATCATTGGACTACTAATTAATCTTGTAAGTGTTCCATCTTCATTACAATCGTGAACTTTTGGATTACATTTCACTAATTTTTTATCATTCATAGCTTGTATGGTGTCAAATTGTTTACCACAAGTGCATTTATATTCGTATATTGGCATCTATTTCCCCTTAAAATTCTTTTTTAGTGATAATATAGGGGTAACCGAAATTACCCCCATATTTAGTTGATTTTCGTTATCTCAATTATGGATTAACGAAATTAACAACAGGTAATGATGTGCTTGAAGCAGCGTGTGATAACGCAGCACCAAACAATACATCTGCAACAACAGAAGTAGCCAAGTGATCAATGTCATATGCTGACTGAACTCTTGGAGCTATTTGTTGTGCAAAGTAAATACCATTTCTGTTGAAGATCGTACCAGTTTCGTCGCCAGTACCACCATCATCGTCCCAGTCTACAGAAGCGTAAACAGGCATACCATAAATGTTCATTATGTTACCTGATACGTTAGGTCCTACTCCATCTCCTCTTTTTTGTGCTTCGGTAAAGTCGCCTAAGCCCATTAAACTCATATAAAGAGCAGGTGAAGCATAGAAGAATGTATCGCCATCTGTGTAGTCAAATCCTGCATCAAGAAGTTTTTGTAAACCTGATCTAACAAGTGCAGTAGTTGCAGTATTGTCAGCAGCAAGTGTTACGTCATTACCTGTTGCAGATTGTAGAATATCAACAGCAAGATAGTTTTCAACTTTCTTTGCTAAAGCGTATCCCATACTCTTTGCATAAGCATTGAATAGGTCTGCACTTTCTTGTACTCTAACGATATCTTCAATACGTTTCGCTTCGTATTGGTGTTGATCTAATGATAATTGAATTACTCCGTCAGTATTTGCAGAATATGTTACCGCAGTATCCGCAGATTTTGCAGCAGCAGTTTCTTCAGCTACTTTAGGAATATTTAATGTGTCGCCACCGCCAGCAACCATACTTGAAAAGTCAAGAACTTGATTTCTTAATGCAAATCTTCTCTCTGCATAATCTAAAATCGCATCTCTCCACATTTCAGGAATGAAATTTGCAGCAGTTGTGGTTGTTACATTTGCCATTTTATTTCCCCCTTAGAAAAATATAGTTTTTAATTTCTATACCCATCTACTATCTGTTTCCAAAGTTTTGGATTCTTTCTTGCTTTTTCACGATCTTGGTCTGACATATCAGCCCATTTCGTATTTTCAGCAAATTTGCCACTTGAAGTGACTTCTTTGGCGTCAGATACTTGCACTTTTCTATTTCCCAATCTTTCAATGTGCTTTTCCAACTTCAATGTTGGTAGATCTTGGTATATTTCTTGTTCGTCATCTGAAAGTTGGGACAGCAGATGTTCTCGTCTTTGCTTCTCTTGAATTTCAAATTGCTCAACAATTGGTTTCAATTGACTGAGTTCTTTTTGAGAAGTTTCGTAAAGAGTTTTAAATTCCTCTTTTTCTTCAAGTTGTTTTTGTTCTTGAAGTTTTAAATTTTCCTCAAGATCTTTCAACTTGGCTTCTGCTGTTTGAGCCCTTGTTCGGTATTTCTTGCTTTCTGCAATTAAGCCACCGACTTCTTCGTTTACTTCCTGTGTAGGTGTTTCGGCTACTGCTTGCGTTTCTTCTACTATTTTTGCTTCTTCGGACATTCTGTCCCCCCTATTTTATTGTTATAGTTTTGGATACATACTTTTTTATGTTTCTATCCAAAATTCTTTTTGCGTATTCTTCGGCTACTAACTCTCTATTCTTATCTCTTAAATCAAAAATATCATAGCCACGATCTTTGTTCCACAATACTACATTACCATTTTTAGTGTAGGTTATAATGCCAACATTAGTTTTACCCTTTGCCAACATACCATCAAATGTAGTTCCTGATAATCGCATATTTACAAATGTTGTAGTAGTATCAGGGGCTTTGTTGCTCTTATAAGATTTAAGTTTTTGCCCTGTCTTAATACCACGCATACTATTGCTTTTATACTTTTTGTATTGATCCGAATATCCAAAACCACTTCTATTGTTTTGGAACATACCATTACGCATCGCATCTACCTGAATTAAAGAAATTGCGTCTTGTGCAATAAGTTTCATTTGCTGTGCACTTCCTTTGACTACATTTCTAATCTTCATCTTGGTATAATCCTTTTCTCGCTTGTATTTGTTCAGGGGTGTATTTGACTATTGCTTTCACCCATCTGTGTCTGCAATTGTATCCGCCCCTGTCAGTAAAATTCATATAACCCAAAGCATCTATTTCTTTTTTTGTTAATCCCTGTCCGCTTTGTGCAATAGCCCTTCTACATACTTCTCTTGTTTTGCTATCAGCAGGTCCTTCATATTGGAACTTTGTTTCAGGAAAATCCTCATATACTTTCCCTGTAACTGACTGCGAAAATCTTGAAAAAGAGTCTTCTATTAAAAATGCAGATTCAGAACTACTAATAAAACTTCCTACACCATACGTAGTTGTAAGTGATTCCATAACTTGTGCTGTGGTTTGTCCTGTAATTAACCCACGTAACATTGCAACTTTTACTTGATTAGAGTATTGTTTTACACGATCACTCAAAAAAGATAATTCAAACTCTTTTAATTGTCTTAACACTTCTACATTTGAAGCAGAGATTTTTGCTAATTGTCTATTAGAAAGTTCAGCATAAATAATTGCGATCTCGTCATCATACGCTTCACTAACTTTACTTAATAGCCCTGCATATCCTATCTTTTCCATTTCTGCATAAAAGTCTATTTGCTGTGCTACTTGTAGTAATTCTGTGTCAGTAAGCGTAGAAAGCCCTGCTACAACATTATCTAATTTGTTTAGTAATTCTTGTTGTATATTGGCTATTTCTTTATTGTAAAAGTCTAAATTAGCCAACTCTCTCGCCTATTTTATCAATAATTGATTGAGTTTCGTTTTCTTCGCTTGGCACTTCTGAATCAAGCTGTTCTACTATTTGCTGTATTTCTTCTTCCTGTAAATCAGGGTTTTTCTTTCTTAAATAACTTTGTCTTGTTTCAAGGTTGTTAGCAAAAGCCCACGTGTAATATTGTATTTCTTCTTGTTGGCTCATTGGTATTTCTCTTTCAGAAAAGTCCACGCTGAATTGATCGCCTAAGTTAATTCCGCCTGATACTTCACAAATACGTTTAGCAATTTCAAATTGTTGCTTTTCAAATGGTCTATAAATCTGTTCTGTGTCAGATCTCAAAGAGTCCATAAGATCTAATTCACTCATTTTTTTAGATAGTCCTGATTCTTGTGCTTTGTCAGTCCAATTAATTCTAACATTGTTTGCTTGAGCAATAGAGTCCACCATATACTTCGTAGATTCAATCATACCATTAATATCGGCACTTGGGCTTGCATAAGAGAAGTTAGCCCCTTCAGGAAGCACTATCGCTTTATCTTGCCCCATTGTGATACGTTGTTCAGTATCTAATCCTGTGAATAAAGGCTGTCCTAATTGGAATCTGCCATGCAAAGCCAATTCAGTTAGCATAATGTTGATAGATCGCATACCATCAACTAAATCATTTGCCCCTTCTCTAAAAAAGTCCCTAGTGTATGGGTGTCGGTGTGCTATGTTAAATGGAATAATATCGCCATAAGGGTTTCTGTCATCAGGGACAACAGAAGTAACCTTCCCACGTGAACTGATCATAAAGTGTTTACCTTCCATATCATCAGTTTCTTTACTCCAAAACATATACTGTGCGTCTTCTGATCTCGCCATTAACTGACTCTCAGCCTGATACATAATTGCAAATGGCTCGTCCTCGTTTGGCTTGAAGAAGG